AGTCAAGTTCTGATCTAATCTCAGGACCAAGTTCTTCTGGAAGATTAATATCATTCACCTGGAGTTTAAAGAAGCTGGTTTGTGGAGGTAGCAATGCAAGCATAAGTTTACTTGCAAGCGTCACCACACCTTTGGCTCCTGTTGATTGCCAGGGAGTAGTAAGTTTAAGAGCACCTTTGGTAAAGTGCTCATCTTCACGAATAAGATAAGGTAAAGTTAGGTCGGCTGCTTGTCTAGCAGAGTTTAGAAACTGGGAACGGTCCGAAGACAATCTGTCATAACGTGATTTAGCAGTCATTAGATGTTAAGAATTCCAGATTTCATTGATGCAACGGCACCATAAGTTTGAGGATTAAACTGTAGTTGGCGTCGTTTGAATGGTTGTGTACCAGCAGTTTGTGGTGTTGTACTTGCGGGTTGGATTTGTAAGTTAGCAGATCTAGCAGCAATTCTTTCGTTACCAGATCGGGCAGCTGATGTTTGTGCAGCAATTTTTTCACGCTCAATACGTGCAGCTTCGTCACGTGCTCGTTGTGCAGCGGCAGCTTTAGCTGCATTTTGTTGATCAACAGCAAACTTTGCTCGTGCAGCATTTGCTTGATTTAGTAAAGCTTGGCTTTCTTTACGAAAATCTAGTGAAGCTTGGCTGATCTTAACTGGAGTTAATGCTGCGGGAGTTGGTGCGGCAGGTGCAGCTTGTTTTGAAGGCGCTTGATAACCCAAGATGAAATCGTAGATTCTACGAATCTCATCGTCCCTATTTACATTTTTGATTCCAGATGCCCTTGCCGCTCTACCTAAAAGACCACTATTGTATGCATCGTAATTAGTTACCTGTGAGTAACCTGCTTGTCTCCTGCCTCCTCTTGCATCTTTTCCAGCGCCGGCCTTCACGTAACGAGGTACTGATTTCTTGACGAACCCACCATAAGCAATTGTCCTAAGTTGGTTCATCTCCTTTTGACTAAAGCTTGCCATTAGTTCTCCTCCATATATTGAATGACCCACTCAACAACACTGCGTTGACCAGACCTGTACATAATTTTTTCCATTGTATCTTCAGGGTTAGGGTTTATTGGTGGAAATGATTCTTCTAATGCAGCAACAAGTCCACGGGAATTCATTCCTAGAACTTCAAGCGTATTGGGGGAGATTGACATTACTATGCTCAAAGAAGGCTGGCATTCTTGCTGATTTAGTTGCAGAAAGTTCTGGGGCTTTGCCCTCATACATTAAGCGATCACTAGAATCAAGCCAAAATTTTTTGTCTAAATATTTATCGGTAGTATTTGTACCTAGGGGCTGCATTACCCAATTGATAGTTGCCTTGCGGAGTTTATCAAGAGAAGGACTGATAGTAAGCCCCAGCTCCCGACAAACAATGCTATTGGCAGCAACGTGAATTTGTTCATCTCTGCTTATATCCGCACTGACTGTACGCATTCCAGCGTCACCATTAAAGCGGAAGAATGGTAAAAGAACGAAGAAAATTGCACGCTCGGCAACCATCGCTTTGAGGATCGTATGATCAGGATGCGTAGTCCAAGCTTCCCTGAGCCGGAGAGCTTCCGATTCAGCTTTTTCATCAACCCCGTAAGCATTGGCAATGTAACCAAGTGCCAGGTCGTGATTTTCCTCATCGGTGATATTTGATTCCAATAACTCCCGCGATAGTTTTGGTACGTCGGCAGCCAATGCATCACGGATAAAATCTCCCACAGGTAGTTCCATATGTCTCAACGCAAGAGCACGGTGTACCGTCTCTTCCGCCCCTGCCTTGCATGATCCGGCAGTTGTCTGGACTGGTGTCCATTTTCTTTTTCTGTTTAGTAGTTTCTCGTAAGGGTTCATTCTTGACAATCACATGTAAGTTCTTCATTTAAAATATCCTCTAAATAATTCTCTACATCTTCTGCATCTAGTGCAGCGTATGCGTCTGATTTATCTTGTGTATCACTCATTACTTGAAGTGAATAATAGAGGCTGGTTTGCGGGGACCGTAGCCACTCTTCCACGAACGCATTGTCGTAGGTCACCATATCGCTCCATGAATTGAAGCTATAACCGTGAAGAAGCCCTGTGCGATTTAGTAGAGTCATGATGCCATCAGCAACACGTTTGTAAGCCTCCCAGCCTACCTCAGAGGCGATCTCTACATCACCATAGTTGTAAGTTTGTACTCCGAAAGTACCCGAGTCGCGATCGACTGTCTGCGAGATAGGTGGAGCGATTTCTGGTGTGCTAGTATAGCCATCCAAATCCACGCTTCGATAACTGCAACTGGCGGTTGGAGCGATAGCAAAGGCTCGAACCATATTATACTCGCGAGCGATTGTGGCTGCTTGGTTAATTCCTGAAGCAATTTGAGAGACAAGTTCATAAGATGCAGATCGAATAGTTTCATTGTTGTTATATTGATCCAACGCTCTTCCAAATTGTTCGTAGGTTACTCCGTACCGCCGTAGGAGATTTGCGAGGCCAAGCATTCCGAGTCCCACCTGTCTATCAATTTCAGGCGGGAGGTATTCTCCAGTATCTCCGACAGCTGTCCTACTATGTAGGCTGCACAATTCGGACATACCTTCAACAAATGCTCGTGGGATGTCGTCGAACTCACAGGCTCCAAGACTGATATGCTGTAATAAACAGGTGCCTCGTGATGGCAGGTATACTTCGAGACAGACGTTACCTCTGATGCGCTTTCCTTCATTGTCATACTTAACTTTATTTAGCCAAATGTCGCCTGATTTGATTCCATGTAGTAGCTCTTCCTTGAACGTACAATCCTGCCACCACTCTTCAGTGATGTTGATACATCGTTTAACCCAAGGTAGTTCGGATCTAGGAGTAGTGATAAAGTCCCTAGCATCAGGATGGGATAAGTCAAGGTGCAGAACAATGGCACCATTTTTATAAATCCCGCCCCGTCGTAGTATTTCATTTAAAGAAGAGTAAATTTTACCAAAACTTACAGGACCTGAAGCAGTAACTCCAGACTCTCTCGTGTAACCTTTAGGGTCAAGTTTAGAGAGATGGATAGCACAACCTGCACCATACCTAAGAGCATGTGAGGCAAACCTCCAGCTGGCCTCAATTCCGTTAGGACCTTCCATTTCATTTTCAACTACAAATACTGTGCAGCTGACGGGTAAGCGATGAGTAGGATCATCGATCCATGATTGAACCCGACCTGTGCGGGAGATATAATTAGACATTGAGTAGATCAGTTAAATTTGGAGGTTTGTAGTTTGGTCCTTTTAAGACCTTACCGTCAGGGCGGTAAATAGGTTGTCCATTTTCATCTAGTTTGGACATGTTTGATTTATGAACGCGATCCATAGCTTCATCTAGATCCCAACCTTCATTAGCAGCAAACTGATAACAAACGTAGACAAGATCACAAAGCTCTTTTAATTGTTCGTGCTTATCTTTTAAATGAAAGGCTTCATGAAACTCTGACCATTCTTCATCGATCAAAGATTTCTGGGTCAGTGTCCCATTCGTCGAATCCAAGATCGAGTAAGCTTCTCGAAATTCTTTTGCCTGACTCAATAGTGTCGTCCCAGTCTGATTGTGTTTTGTCGAGTTCATGTTGTAGATAGTGGATTGCTTTGGCTAAGTCTTTTCGTTTGTCTCCTTTGTATTCACAACGACAAATGTATTTGACAGCATTAGCTTGGAAGAAGCTGAGGTTCTGATTAACGATGAAGTCTCCTACTTCCCAGTTGTTTCCGTAGTGTTCAGGTGATTGGGCCATTGTTTGACTAAGTTAGATACGGTGTTAGCAAGTGCAAAGTTTTGACGTTGTAACGCCATGAACAATGTAATGATGTCTTTTTTATCAGCTTGGGGTAATAGGTCTTCAAGCCTTCTTATCTTGAAGTCCTGTTCCACTGTCAACTCTATAATCGGAGGAGGGGGTAAAAAGGATGGGCTGTTTTGCTCTCCAGTCATAATCATTTGTAGTAAGGATCTTTGCAAGTCTTGCGTTTTGTAGTGCAATGTCTTCACCAAGATCCTTCTCAGCAAAAGCATCAACAACTGCTTTCCAAGTGTAGCCTTTGTCTTCAAACAAAGCAACTGCCCGTTTGATTCCAATGCCGGGAACGCCGGAATAGCCATCGGTTTGGTCACCTGCAAGCGCCTGTATAAGGTGCCAGCGTTGTCCCTCTGCCTCTTCCACATTCACGATTTCATCCATGTTGTAGAGCGTTCCAGGTA